CCCGCCAGTGGACAGCTCACTGATGCAGCCAGAGACTGCGGATTTTCAGACGCAGATGTCGGGTTTCTTATTTCAATCGCTGAACGAGCCGACAAGCTAGTCGAGAAAGTCACCGCGCTACAAAAGGTCGTCACTGACGACCGGCTAATAATTAACAGCACCCTCTCACAGTAGGAATTCAAAATTGAAATCTAAGATAGTTATTAATTTAATCGACACTGTTTTCCTGTTGCTGCTGGGTTATGGACTATGGCAACCAGAAAGCGGTCTATTAAATATCGCTCAAGCTTATATCTGGCTAATGATGATACTTTCGTGGTTATCCATGCTTATCGTGCTTGGGGTCATTATTGCTATTTATGCTGCTACTGGTGAACGGAAACAAACGCTGGTGGATTTTTTGGGGAGAACATTTAAACCATCAGATAAATCAAAATTTAAAAAGGTAATGGGCTGGATACGGTTCGTTGCTGTTATTTCGTGCATGGCATACATCGGGTGGATCGTTACTTCAATTTTTTTCGCTGCTTCTTCTCTATTGTTTAGGGCTACAAGGTATGCAGCGAGGGAAACCATTAACACTCAAAGAACATAAATATCAGCTGAGGGTTTAATGATGGATAGGATGGATTCAATTGCAGAACAATTGGCGGGTGACAGGCTGAGTCTCCAAAAATCACAGGTAGAAGCCCAGCCAAGCGGAACCATCACAATTGACAAAGAGTTATTTAAACAGCTTCTTCAACTTGCTTTCAATAACCCCAATTTTGCGAGTCAAATCACTAATATCGATGTTGATTTGACTTCCGCATTTGCAAATGAAGTGACGATGAGATTTAAGCCAAGCGACTTTCTTCTTCGTCTTGGTGCCGCACTTCGGGCATGCGGGTAACTCAATTTCCTGATTATCGAGCATCGACATAGATATTCCCTTTTTGGTTGTGTGAGAACTCCCAAGATACCACCGCCGCCTGAGGTGGAGAAGTAACCAGGCTCACAATCGCATGAGCATTACAGGTGGCATTCATTGAGTGCCATCGATAATGCTGGGCGTAAATACTTAGCTGTCGAGCTATAATCTTCCAAACTAACCGGAGGACTTATGGGCTATAACCTGGCTGAGTTATCGCAGGAAGATAAAGATAAGATGGCTGTAGATCAGGCCGCATCAGGTGTTGCATTCAAAGAACGCTACAACATGCCGGTAATCCCCGCTCAAGTGGAAGATCAGCAGCCTGAACACTTACGTGAGTATTTCCGAGATCGGGTTAAGTATTACCGAGAAGTGTCTAAAACTTTGGGCCGGATGGAGTATACCCCGCCAGAGAAAAAGTAATACTTGAGATAGTTTCACCACTAACAACAAGCCACTAGCCTTATAAGCCGGTGGCTTTTCTATTTTGGGATAGATCATGGCAACTCTTAAAGATTTATCCAATCAGTTGCAGTCGATAAAAAAGCAGCTCCCTTTTGCAGCAGCTCAGGCTCTAACCAGCGTTGCCCGCCAGATTGCCGCCGCTCAGAAGGTGGGTATGCAGCGTAATTTGGATAACCCAACCCCTTTTACCGTGAGTTCTGTTGGCTCGTTTGGGGCTCGTAAGGACCGATTACAAGCCAAAGTATTTGTGCGTGATATTGCTGCCAGTTATCTAGAACCGTTCGAGTTCGGCGGTCAGCACAAGCTCAATGGTCAGGCGCTGCTCAACCCTAAAAACATAAAGCTGAATAAGTTCGGTAACTTAGCCCGTAACAAAACGCAGCAGCTCAAGGCTAAGGAGAATGTCTTTGTGGGGGAGGTGAATGGTGTCAATGGTTTCTTCCAGCGCAAGAAAGGGAAGAAGAGCAAAAAGGTTAAGAAGCGTCAGAAGCGTTCTCCTAACGGTGTGCATCGCGCCAGAGAGAAACAAAGAGCACCTAAGCTGCTGATTCAGTTTGGTGACGCATTGGCAGTTAAACCAACGCTTGGATACTTCGACCGGGCGAATGCAATGGCACAGGCTTTAATGCCTGGTGCGTTAAGCCTGGCAATCGAGCAGGCGTTGAAGACGGCTAAATAGATGAGGTGCAATAGTGACTATAGTAACCAGCCATATCAAAACTACATTAATACGTAAGTCTTCAACCCATATCGTTATTAAATCTGAGACCCGCATCCCTAACATTCTTGAAGATAAGTATCTAAAGATTGCCGAGCTAATTTCTTTAACTGCGCCGCTCCCTCGGGGTGTTTTCCCATTAGATAGAGAAGTATCTAACTTCATAAAGTTATTAATAATTTGCAGGTATCATCGTGCAAATCAAAAGGCCCGCATAAAGAGTAGCCTGAACTTGATCAAGAGGGTTGGTCTCGCTGCTTATGATGATTTTTGCGTGCAGTTATGAAACTAAATGGAATCAATTATCATCTAGAAAAAAATGGGTCCTTCCTGAGACCTTTGTAATGTACGGGCATTGCGCGCCCCGTTCTGCGTCTAGCTTTCAACTTTTGAAATTTGGGTAACAGGTAACAACTGAGGTAACACATGAACCAGTCAGATTTTGCCAAACTTCACAATGTCAGTCGAAAGACGGTTACGGCGTGGAAGGCGCGTGGGTGGCTGGTTTTAGCGGGTGATGACATTGATGTCGAGGCATCAAATGCCAACATTGAGCGCTTTCGGAAAACTGTTACCCGACCAGAGAAAAAAGTTGCAGGTAACACGCAGGGTAACAAAGTAGGTAACAAGACGGGTAACAGAGCCAAAGGTAACAGACCTGATAAAGATCCGGTGGATTCTCCCGCAGACGTTGTGAAGAAAATGATTGCTGAAAGCGGCGTCGAGATGACAATCGATGAAGCCAGAGAAATGAAAGAAAACTTTCTGGCGCTGCTAACTCGGTTGGAATATGACATTAAATCAGGTCAGGTACTTCCTTACAAAGAGATGATTGAGGCGGTAGGTAGCGAATATTCACGCATGCGTACCCGCCTGATTGCCATCGCTCCCGAACATGGTCCCCGCTTGCGGGTGCTGGCCTCAACCACTAACGATGCGGAGTTTGTTGAAGCACTGCAAGAAGTGGTTTACGAGGCAATGGAGGAGCTAAGTCTTGATAACAATAACAACGGAAAGAGCAGTTGACCCAGCCGCTTGGCAAAACTTCTCCACGGAACTGCATCAACGACGCAAGAACGTAAAGCCACCCGAACCTCTATCATTGAGTGAGTGGGCCAATAAGCATGCGGTATTGTCAAAAGAGACCAGTGCACAGACTGGACGATTTCGCTCTTTTGCTTATCAGGATGGCATTATGGATGCAGTAACTGACCCACTGGTTACTCAGGTGTCCGTCATGAAATCTGCCCGAGTGGGTTACACCAAGATTTTGGATCATGTTATCGGCTATTACCTGGTACATGACCCTTCACCCATTTTAGTTGTGCAGCCCCGTGTTGAAGATGCGGAGGATTACAGTAAGACTGAAATTTCTCCCATGCTCAGGGATACCCCTGTTCTCGCTGAGATATCCGGTGATCCGAAAGCCAAGAGCAGTAACCAGACCATCCTTAAAAAGCAGTTCCTCAACGGTTCTAATTTAACGCTGGTAGGGGCAAACAGTCCTGGTGGCTTCCGTCGTATAACTTGTCGAATCATTGCTTTTGATGAAGTTGATGGGTATCCGATAGCGGGGGCCGGTGTTGATGGTGACCAGATAGCATTGGGCACCAAGCGTTCAGAGACATTCTGGAATAGAAAAATAATATTAGGCTCAACCCCGACGGTTAAAGGAATTAGCCGCATTGAGAAGGCTTATGCTGAAAGTGATCAGCGTAAATATTATGTTCCATGCCCTCACTGTGGTGAATTCCAAACGCTGGAATGGGGTGGGCCAACAACGCCATACGGAATTAAGTGGGATAAAGACTCTGACGGTAATGGATTACCCGATACCGCCTATTATGTTTGCCGCCATAACGGTTGTGTGATCCATCACAACGATAAAGCCGGAATGGTGAAAGCGGGAAGGTGGCAAGCAACTATGCCCTTTAAAGGGCATGCGGGTTTTCATATTTGGGCGGGATACAGTCTCTTTCCTAACGCTGCATGGAAGTATCTGGTTGCCGAGTGGTTGCGGGTAAAAGACGACCCTTTGATGCGGCAGACATTTATTAACCTTGTCTTGGGTGAACCCTATGAAGATCGCGGTGAAAAGGCGCTCAGTGAAAAAAGCCTGGCAGAACGTTGTGAGGTTTATTCCGCTGAAGTCCCTGATGGTGTTGCCGTCGTCACCGCCGGTATCGATACACAAGACGGACGACTTGAGATTGAGGTGGTGGGCTGGGGCCGGAATGAAGAAAGCTGGTCTATCGCTTATGACGTTATTGAAGGGGATTTAGAAACTGACGAACCCTGGCGGCGGCTTGATGCTTACCTGAAGCAGACATGGCGGAGAGCGGACGGGCGAGGTTTTACGATTATGGCTGCCTGTCACGACTCCGGCGGGCATCATACACAGAAAGTGTATGAGTTTTCCAAAGAGCGTATTGGACGGCGGATATGGGCGATAAAAGGCGAGTCGGCAAGAGGTGGTAAGCGTTCACCCATCTGGCCAACAAAGCGACCATCTTCTCGGTCAAAGTCTCAATTCAAGCCCATTATACTGGGTGTTAATGCTGCAAAAGACGCCATTCGTTCCCGTCTTCACATGGAGCAACCGGCGGCGGGAATCCCTTCTGCTGGGTATATGCACTACCCAGTTGAGCGTGATTTACACTATTTTAGCCAATTACTTGCAGAGCGCTCCGTTGTTAAAACGGCGGGCGGGCAACGTTATCGCGTTTGGGAATTATTGCCCGGGCGCGCAAATGAGGCATTAGATTGCCGGGTATACAGCTATGCAGCATTGAAAGGGTTGCTGCATTTTGGATTAAGTCTTAACCAATATGCTGACAGTCTTTTAAGTCATCCTGAAAAATTACTACCTCCTTCGGACGTTACAGAAGACAAGCCCAACTTGCGTTTTCCGGGCGTCATTATTCCAGAGTCACAACCCACTACACCCAAAAGTAGAGCCAGAAGGCTGGCGTAAGGATATCCATGTTCAACGCAAACACTAGCCTACTGGCCGGTGCGATGAGTCGCGCCCAATTAGAAGAGGCATTAAACCGAGCGCAGCAAGCCTATATCGAATTATCGTCCGGCGCGAAGGGCGTTTCGTTCTCCTATGCGCAAGGGGATGGCACCCGATCGGTTACCTATCAGCAAACAGATATTGGGACACTCATGGGGTTAATTCAGCTTCTTCAGGCTCAGCTAGGCATCGTTAAGCGTCCACGCAGGGCGATAAGGTTTCGTTACTGATGAAAAACCCAGTAAGGATTTTAGGTCCTGACGGTAGCCCCTTGCCGCCATCCAAATCAAGGGCATCAATGTTGAGTGGTTCCCGAGGGGTTCCGTATGACGCTGCTGATTCATTCAGTGATTCTATGGCCAATTGGCAGCCGTCCTTGTGGTCACCGGATAACGAAATCAATACCTCCCGCGATCAGGTTGTTGCCCGCGTTCGCGACATGGTACGTAACGATGGTTGGGCATCGGGCAGCGTTACCCGCATTTTGGATAATGCTGTTGGTGCGTCTTTCCGGCCGCTTGCCAAGGTTGATTACCGGACTTTGGCACTGATGACCGGGAACCCTAAATTTGACGCGAAATGGGCTGATGAATATGGACGGGCCATTGAATCAGGCTGGCGAACGTGGGCGAATGATCCGAACCGGTATTGTGATGTGGAAAGGAAGAAAACAGTCGCCCAACTACTACGGCTTGGTTTTCGCCACAAACTGACTGACGGTGATGCGCTCTGCGTTATGCAATATCGACCTGACCGTCTGGGCTATGGGCGTGCGCAGTATGCCACGACCATGCAGATAATTGACCCGGATAGATTAAGCAACCCTCAGCAAAATTTCGACATGCCGAATATTCGTGGTGGGGTAGAGATTGATGAGGATGGGGTGCCTATTGCTTATCATATCCGAAAAGCTCACATGGGCGACTGGTGGAGCGGTAAAGAAACCATGACCTGGGAGCGTATCCCGCGTGAAACTGACTGGGGCCGCCCCATCGTCATCCATGATTTTGATAGTGACCGGGCCTCCCAGCATCGGGGTATCAGTATTTTCACTCCCATCGTACAGCGTCTTAAAATGCTGATTAAGTACGATGAGGTTGAGTTGCAGTCGTCAATCCTGAACTCCATTTTTGCGGCCTTTATCACATCACCTTATGACCCAAGTTTGGTAGCGGACGCCCTTGATACGGGTGAGGAAGTTAACCGATATCAAGACATGCGCCGCGAGTATCACGACGAAAAACGGCTGTCACTACAGGGTGGCGCACGTATTCCGATACTTGCACCCGGTGAGGAAGTGACCTCCCTCAATGCGGTTCGACCCACCAGTAACTTTGTTGCCTTTGAAAGCGCAGCGTTGCGGAACATCGCCGCGTCATTGGGGATTTCTACCCAACAACTGACACAGGACTGGTCAGATGTTAACTACAGCTCAGCCCGTTCCGCCATGCTGGAAGCCTGGAAAACACTGACCCGCCGCCGTGATGATTTTGCGATGGGATTCGCTCAGCCAATATTGTCGTGTTTTATCGAAGAATTGCATGATTTAGGTGAGGTTCCCTTGCCTGATGGCGCACCTGATTTTCTCACAGCGAAAGCGGCATATTGCCGTGCTCAGTGGATGGGTCCCGGTCGTGGTTGGGTTGATCCGGTGGCTGAGAAGAAAGGGGCCATTCTTGGGATGGAGGCGGGGCTATCTACTCTCGAAATGGAAGCCGCTGAAAACGTGGGTGAAGACTGGGAAGAATTGCTGGATCAGCGTCAGCGAGAACGTGAAGCTTACATTGAGCGTGGATTGCCGATCCCTACATGGTTGCAAGCTGAAACCTTTGCACCCGATCAGCCTACAGCCAACCAACAACATAAACCGGAGGCACCGTGAATCTTCCACATTTAGCCCAGCGGCTATTTAACACCCCGCTGGCCCTTCATCCGCACAAGGCTGAAGTCGTTATGGCGGCATTGACTGACCGGTTCGGCCTGACGCGCATTCAGTCTAATGCCGATTGGGATGACGATGACGATACCTTTACGCGCAAAGGGCGTGAGTGTGGTTATGACGTTATCGCTGGTATAGCACGGATACCCATTACGGGGACCTTAGTGCAGAAATTAGGCACCTTGCGACCTTATAGTGGAATGACGGGCTATGACGGCATTCGGGTTAGCTTTCTGACAGCAATGAATGACAGCGAAGTCAAAGCCATTTGCCTTGATATTGACTCGCCGGGTGGAGAAGTTGCTGGGTGTTTTGATTTGGTCGATGAAATTTACGCTGCCCGAGGCACTAAACCTATTTGGGCGATTCTATCCGAGAGTGCTTATTCGGCTGCTTATGCGCTGGCCAGTGCAGCGGATCGAATTATTGTTCCTCGCACCGGCGGCGTTGGTTCTATCGGTGTCATCGTGATGCATGTTGACTGGTCGCAACGCATAAAAAGCGATGGGGTACAGGTCACGATAATCACTTTTGGCAGCAGAAAAGCGGAGTCAAATCCCTACGAAGCATTAAGCGAAGAGGCAAAGAAAGCCATCCAGTCAGACGTTGACGAAATGGGCCGCCTGTTTGTGAGTACCGTTTCCCGCAATCGCGGGATAGCAGAGAGAACTATCAGGGACACCGAAGCGGCATGTTACTTAGCAGCTGATGGTGTGCAGCTGGGGCTGGCTGATCAAGTCGCTTCGCCTGATGCCGCATTCCGCGATTTATTAAAACTGGTTGGAGAAAATAATGGGTAAGAAAATTAAAATTCAAGGTTTTGCTCACATGTTTGGATTTGGTGCAAAAGCCGCTGAAGATACCGAAGAGGATAAAGGAAAGGCCAAAAAGGCCAAGGGTCGTCAGGCTGAAGAGGATGAAAAGGACCCTGAAGCTGAAGAGAACGATGACGACAATAACCCTGATGATCAGGATGAAAAAGACCCTAACGCTGAAGACGACAGCGATGATGCTGATGCGGATGAAGGGAGTGACGATGACGGTGATGATGATACCGAAGACCGTAACGTCAAAAAAGGCCGCAGTGCTGAGCGCCAGCGCTGTATGCGTATCTTTGGCAGCAAGCATGCTACCGGGCGCGGTGATTTAGCGGTCTCCCTAGCACTCAATTCTGGCATGAGTTCCGCCGCCGTGATCCGGGTGCTTGCCTTCACTACCGCTACAGCACCGGCATCTTCCAGCGCTCCGCGCAAACGCTCGTTGGATGAACGGATGCAGGCAGTAGGTAATGCTCAACCCGGTCAGGACGCCGTTGCAGCATCAGAAGGTGCATCAATGGTCACTAGAATGACCAGTCTCTATGACTCAGCAAAAGGTAAAAAATAATGGATAACTTCGGCCAAAATGCGTTTCAGCCGGGAATGCGATCATCTTTGTT